CTCAAAGACCTTCCGGACTGCTTCGCCCCAACCCTCACGGGTATCAGGTACGATGAAATCAGAATCGTCAGCGTCATGATGCTCAACCCAAGCTGAACGAACAACGCCCAAACGCTCAGGCTGGTCACAAGAGAAGCCCACACCGCCGCCAAGCATCAGCCGCTCTACGGCCCAAGAGAAATCCGTGGGCTTCTGAACATCAACAAACCAGCAGTTAACCAGACTGTCGCCACCCAAACGCTTGTTGTTCGGGGTACCCATCTGCCAAAGCATGCGACCAGCAACAGAAGCCTTCAAGTTGAACAGGTAGTCATAGAGACGGACAGCCTCATCTTCCGACAACTGCGCACCAATATCCTGAGCGCCATTAACGACACGCTGAATCGTTTCGTGCCATTCCTCAGTACGAACAATTGTGTCGCCCTCAAAAATAGGACGGGCATAGGTTCGCTTGTAAACAATATAGCCTAATCCGTTAAATCCCCACGGAGGCATCTTGTCGGCGTATGAGGCGGCATGGTCGTCGGAAATAAAAAAGGGGTCCACAGTACGTTCTCCTTGTGGTGTAGTGATGTTCTGAAAAGAGGTGGTTTTAGTATTCTAGGGGGGCTGATGTAGCTTCCGGCGTCAAGTTATCACGAGATTGGAAGAAATCAAACCTATTTGCTACAGATTATTCTGTCAGCTCAGCTAGCCGCCTAGCTAACTCTTCTCTGTTGGAGAACAACAAGAAGATGCCCGCCGCTTGAGTGTTTATGGAAAGAACTCCATCTGATTCGTTATCTAAATAGATGTTAAACAAACCAACTTCTGCAAGCTTTAACAAAATTCCAATCAGTAACAAATCATCTAGAGGTATATTCTTACTAGCCTTCAAGTATTCGACTAGGAAACCTATCTTAGTGGATGTCTGCCCCATAGTCAACAAGGCTTTCAATATCTCTCCAGAAATAGTTTCCCACTCACCAAACAACGCCAACGAAGGCCGAACAGCATCGTATCTAAACATGGAGGAAGATCTCCCTGACAAGCAGACGGCGGCGTCCAAAGCAGCACCATTCGACTCGTTCAAAGCAAGAAACAACACCCCGTTATCCTGCAACTCTAACGCTTCAAGAGACTGACGATCATACAAACAGTCAACTAAACAAAACTCGCTAGCCACCCCAATAACAGCCTCAGTTTCATCCAACGAATACATGTCTTCTCTGGAATCTTTATTCGCCACAGCATGCATCAACAACAGCAGATCAAACTTTTCGTTATCAACCATGCCGTTTCGGGTCACAAGGTATTCGACAACATTCGTCAATCCGTACAGAAGAAACGGATTAATCGCCTCCAACAAATCAACGTCATGCTGCGTCCACGCAGGGAACGGAATGTCGTCGTCATCGAATATAGGCATGGGCTTATTATAGCAAAGGCCCTCCACCAAGAGGTAAATAAGAAAACCCCCGGCCCAAAGGACCGGGGGTTCTCAACTTATCCAACTACCCCGAAGGGACTAGGATCAGCTCGGCTCGGCGTCGAAGGTGACCTTGACGAACGACTCCGGGCGCTTGACAGCGAGGGCCAGACGCTCTTCAGCAAGCACCACGATGGCGTTGCGGACGAAGAAGTCTGAGTGCTGCTCCGAAATACGGATCGTAGCAGCCTCACGGTCGTAAAGCTGAGCGCCAGTACCGAAAGCACCAACAAGAGCGGTACCTGAAGCAATAGCAGGAGTGTCGATGACGGGGATACGCCAGACACGTGACTCAGCGCCACCGGCAACTGACATAGCAAGCAGGTAGGTGCCCTGCGAGTTCTTGGTCAGCTCGATGTCTTCCCAATCTGACGGGTGGACGATGATGCCGGTCGGCTCGTAGTAGGCAAGGTATGCCAGAGTAGCCGCACGACGGAGAGCATCGGCTTTGGTGTCAGCAACAGGTGAGGTTTCACCATCTGACCATGCATAGGTCTGAATGCCTGAGGTGTTGAGGACACCAGTAAGGTCCTCACCAGTACCGGCACCGTTCAGGATCTGCTCGTCCTCGTGAAGACGAAGACCGTAAAGAAGCTCGTTGTCGATGATTGAACGCAGCTGCGGCTCATCGGCAAGAACGTTACGGTGGGCAGCTTCCCAGTGAGCGATGGTACGGACCGGAGCCTGCTCACCAACGAAGGTCATCGTTGACTGAGGCTTCGCACCAAAGTTACCGCTGGAGTACTCCGGAACAACTGAAGCGTTGTTCGTGAAGCCAGTCTGGCGGAAGTACTCAACTACGGCAGCGTTAGTAGTACGTGCCGGGAACAGGTCACGGACACGGCTACGACGCTGAGCAATCGGGACAATGCCGTCACGCTCAACCGCACCAAACGCATCAGGATCGCCCGTGGGCAGACCTGAGTAAATGTCCTTCTGGGAAAGTGACTTAGCCTGGAAAGGCGCAACCATGTTGACGCCAGCCTTGCCGCCCTGAAGTGACTTAAACTCGTCAGAAGCAAGGAAAGACTCACCAACTGACTTACGCTGAGCAGCAACCTCGCGCTCAACACCAGCAGCTACCTCAGCAGCAACTGACTTGTATTCGGCCTCTGAGGACCAAGCTGAAACGTCACGAAGTGAAGTGATGCCCTCAATGAGGCCCTTCATCTCGTTGATCTCAGCCATGTTTGACTGGAAAGCAGCCTTCTTTTCCGCATCTGCGATAACAGTGGTGCCTTCCACCTGCATCGAGTCAACGATCTCCTGCTGCTCAGCCATCTTAGCTGACAGAGCAGTCTTGACCTCGTTGAGCCGACTCTCATCAAAACTCATGTTTATCTCCTTAAGGTATTTAACATGTTTACTGTCTAATGACAGGCGACCCAACACAATGTGGTAACACCGGTCAAATATTATGCTATCATCAACGTAAAGTAAACCACGGGAACTTTTCTAAGTTTCTACAGCTACTGTTACAAGTAATAGTCTAATGTATAGCAAAAATGAAATCCACTAGCTTAGGATTTAGTTCTACGTGGATGTTTCTTAGGGAGAAGATCATTATCGGTCGTGTACTTAGGATTCGACGGTTTACCGCTAGACACAAGTTTCAAGAATGCGTTGACACGGCCCATCGCCCACTGCTGACGGCCCATCTTCGGACGGTGAGTAGCTGAGAAAGCACCGGCACCTCTACGCCACACGGCCTTAAGCATACCTAACGTCACCTTGCGTTCAGTCTTGTTACGCTTTTCCATCTTCTCATTATGCTCTTTTACCTTGTTTTTCAATGAAGCCTCAACCGCAGCAGAGAGTTCAATCCCGCCACGAGTATTAGAAGCAGTCCCTGGCTTATTTCGTCTAGACCCGCGGATACGTTCCGAAGGCTTCGCAGGCGTCTTAGGATCATTCGGACCATAACGTCTAGCAGCCTTTTGGCGAGTCTTCCAATTCTCAGGAATCAACTCGGTACGGCCCAAAGCACGAGCACGTTTCATAATATGCTTTTTCGCTGCTTCAGCGTCTTTGCCCAAACCGTAAGCCTGGATAGCGTTACGCAAATCCCCAACATCACGAATCGGGAACGAACCATCAGGCAACGCCCAACCACGCTTCGTATACTCCATCCGGCGAGCACGAGTATAGAAACGTTTTTCCTCAATCGAATTAAACGACTTCTCAGTGCCCTCTACACGAGCCACAATATTCTTCGCCCATGTATATCCCGCATCGCCACCCCACAAAGCGTGAGCAATTCGACCGTTAGAAGGAAAGCCCTTTTCTCCTGGCCTAAACCCGTCAGCTTTAGAGTCAGACTGGTGTCTATCAAAAAATGCCTTCATTCGCTTCACCGTCTTATACGGAAGATTCTTACCGTTAGCGATGTCTCTAGCACGAGCAATACCTACAGCAGTACCGCCACGCTTAAATTCTTTACGCCACTCCAACGCACGCTTCGCTTCCGCAACCATACCTTTCGTCGGAGTGAACGAATCAGAAGCTGTCACGGATTTAGCCGAGACCAAACCCCCACCCGGCAACGTCTCAATACCACGTGGGCCACGCTCACGAAGTTTCTCCCAAGCCCGCAAATCTGTAGCCACACGACGAGTTGGTCGCTTCAAACGCAAAACCGGAGAACCCCCAACACTCAAATGGCCGTGAGCCGCATTGTAATCTTCAGGAGTCATACACGGCGCCCAAACCCCTTGCCGGGTCTGATGTGCACCGGCGCACCCCATCTTACTTGCGGCCTGTTCTGCAGCTTCACGAGTCGGGAACTTGTTCTTCCCTTTACCCTTCGCTTTCAACTCTAAAAAGTCGTAGAAGTTTTTCTTCTGCTCTTGCCGCTTCTTCCACTCACGAAAAGCAGGGTTACCGACCCGGATCAGCTTCTTCAAATCCTTAGGCGACTCACAAGGCCCCCAAGCATCTTCACCCACTTTGTGCGCTCCAGAACAACCCAAAATCTTCGACAGCTCTTTCGCCATCTTTTCTGTAGGGACAGTTTGGTCTTCTAATGGATCTTTAGCCATGTCACTTTCCTCGCTGTTCGCTAGGAACCGTCCCGCCGGTTAATTTGATAAAGTCATAAGCGTACTTAGGGTTTTGCTCTTTCTCAACCTTGTTCAGTATCGCATAACTATATTCTAGTATCTCTCGCTGCGTAGCGTCGTCAATATCCGCTTCCGCCCCGGGCATGTTGATATTAATGTCCCAACCGAAAAAGATAGCTTCCATAAAAGCATCAACATCGGCAGGTGTCATCAAACGAGTATTCATCGAAAAGAAAAAGATGTAATCCGCCAACTCGCCATCAGGCATGGCCTCAATGCGCTGCTTCGTCAGCATCGCCTTAGCGTTAAACTCATCAATGTTTGTGTACGCCTCAGAATACTCTGATCTGTCAATCTCAGACAGATCAGGAAAGAAGAACCTAAGACGCTGCTCAGTAAACATGGGAACATCAAGTGGACGAAGCTTCTCTATCTCGGCAAACGCACGATCAACCTTGGCCTGACTATGCATAGTTGAATGCGCCTCAGCCGACCGAGGGTCCTGTACCCGGATAATAACGAAAGCATCATCTGTTGTCTTGTAGTATGTCTCGTTCATACGTTAACCTCTTCAATGTTCCACATGGCTGCACCACGGCCCACTAGGTCTCTGATGCTAGTGAAATTTTTACCTTCTGCCCATTGAGTCATATCTAAGTGTAGTTGAGGATCATAAAATTGCATGTCAATCATTTGATGATTGTCAAACACAACGTAACCATACGGTTTGTTGTCGTAAGAAAAATTGTATCGTTTAGCCATCGTCATCACCCTGCGCTTCTAACAGTCCCTCATAAAATCTAGCGTACTCTTCATCACCGGTCTCTCTAAAAAAAGCAATCAAGTTCGGATAGTCCACAGGCTTACCTGTACCGAACTCTTCTTCTTCCAGTTCTGCTTCAGCAGCGGCTGTAGCTGAAAAATCAGAATAATCTACTTCGACATACGATTCTTTGCTAAGTTTTCCCATGATTACTGTAACCCTTCTAAGAACCCTCTGGTATCTTCAAGAACAGCCGGAGGACCCGGTGCGCTTTCCCACCCTTGCATGGCCTCATCATACTTACGCTGATACAACTTTCTAAACTCTTCTTCACCTATGCTATCACCATTGAGGGCTAGTTGCCTAATTTCTCTTAGAATAGCGTCACCGACTCCAGTCTTCAGTTTTTGATCAACCCACATGCGTCGCTGGTGCTCCCACAAGATTGACTGCATCTCTCGTGGAAGAATGCCATACTCTTGCGCTTTACGTAGAGCGGCTTCCCTCGCTAGCCAATACGAACCACTAAACCCTATAGTTTTGTTCGTATCAAACATTTTACCTATAAACGGGTTATTCTTAGGAAGAACGGTGTCAGTATAGGGACGAGGATTGTTAGGTAGCACTTCGTTGCCGTTGTTATCAATGTAGCCCGCATGAAGAGTCCCTGTTGACCCTATAGGGATCAAAGACACAGCGTTAAAGTGATGCGTGTCCGCTGTTAGGCTTGCCCATTGAGTGTCAGCAGGATCAGCAATATTGTTATAGAAAGACCTTACCTTAGCGTATTCGCCTAAATTAGGTGAAATATACCTCTCTACAAAAGCCGTCGTATCTAAATCGGTATTGTTTGCATCACCTTGTAAAATTCTAGCGATTTTGTCAAACGAATAGTTACCTAATTTAACAGGCTCACGACGCAATATAGGAACACCGCCCTTACCTGTCTCTTCAGTAACCACAAACCCTAGACTCTCATAAAAACTATGAAGCTCAGGCTGTGCCTCAATAGAAAGAAAAACGGCAGAACGATCAGCACCTTTAGTTACCTTCGCCATCAAATCTCGATGCTGCTTACTTCCCGGTTCTTTGCTTAGCGTCACATCGGAAATAAAGCCATCAGGAGTAACCTGCAAACTAGCGTTAACAACTTTCGTTTCTTTAGTTTCTAGCTTGTACTCGCTTTCTGGCATATCTGATGGAATAATCAAAGTACTAGCTGAATGTGAATTCGAGGCAGCAACACCTTCTATCATCACCATATCGAAAGAGCCATCGCCAGCCTCAGACGGAATCAAATCTACACGACCCAAATCACTACCATCAGCGTTTTTAGCAGCCCTTGATCTGATGTAATGCGACACAAACAACGGATCTTGCTCATGCAACGGAACATCCAGCTTCCCGTCCATTAAAGACAAATACTCTTCTACAGGCATGTTGTCTAATCTTTTAAGAAGCTCTCTATCCGCAGTTACATCAACACCTCTTTTCTTTCTTTCTTTCAAACTGCTGTTTTTAGCATCTATGTAAGCTCTACGCATCACTTCAACGTCTGCAGCAGTTATCGTAGGATTTTCAGCCCAAACCCTAATACTATTAATCGCTAAAGGAACATTATCACGCCAATCCGACGACGCCGACAAAACAGCTAAAACGGCAGCAGCAGACTCAGGACGAACACCAGACTCATCAGAAATCTTGCCAGCCAAATTATTAGCCACACCATACCAAGCCTGCGTCACCCTAGCCTCCGGCGTCAACACATAACGGCCCTCATCAACATCCCACGCCAACATCGACCTACCCGGCGCATCAGGAGGAGACTGCGCCAACAAATAATCAATGTTATCTTCAAAATGCTGCAAAACCCTATCTAACGCCTCAGTAACCTGATCATCCGTCAAATTTTTAAGTGTGCCTCTTTTTTCAGTCCGGACTTTCTTTCCTGTCTTCTTTCTCGTAAGATCGCTTAACTCCAAAACACTCTCTAAATGAGGCATCTCTTGCAAAATGCCATTCAACGTCGCAGCCCGCTGCTTAGGGGTTAGCTGAGCAAACTCCTGACTAACAAGCGCCGGACTGCCAGGGTTCTGCCGACCCACAACAGTAGCCCCAGGACGAGGCCGAGCCGTAGCACCCTCAAACAAAGAAACCAACTCATCCGTATCAGTCAAACGCACCGTAGCCATACGATCCGAAACAGCATCACGCTTACCCTTCATACGCTCAAAACTAGCAGAGCGTTCTAAGCTAAGCGTGTCGGCATTAAACTTACGAAGACCACCATCAGTGCCCTGCTGCACAAGCTCCGCACGCAGACGACGAAGCGACTCAATAACTTCTTCACGACGCTCTGGATCTTCCAAACGCTTACGCAACTCAAGCAAAGCAGGATGATTCGCATCCATAGCATCCGCAACAAAGCTCTCTAATGCTTGCCGATCCCTCAAACCAACATTCGTTATTAAAGCCCCCGAATCAGGAACCGGATGCAAACTCATGCCTTCATCATCTGACGAGCCAATAACATCTAACGGACTGCGAGACGGGTTAGCCAAAACAAAATCCATCAAAGCCAAACGTACCACATCATCCGTATCAGCCTGAGATACACTCATCTCCGGACGCAAATCACGAGTATCCCCAGCCACCACCGAATCAGGCATCTCCATCAAAACCGCAAACGAACCATTATCGCCAATACCGCTAGCAACCCGCATGCGGCCCTGAGCAAAACCAAACTCCTCAGCTACCCGAGAAACCAAAATTTCTACCTGCCCAGCATCATCTAAAGCGTCGCTGCCCTCATGATGTTTCAAGCCATACACCATCCCAGTAACAGTATCTCGAAACTTCAAAATACCATCAACACCATCCGTGGTCTCACGGACCGAAATGATTTCAAACCTATCCTGGCCTTCAGTAGCAAGGTCACGCAGAATAGTGTCAGCTAAAAACTCGTCAGGTACCGCAGACAGCGGCCCATTCTGGCCAGAAACATGCGCCACAGCCGACTCGATATCACCAATCGTAGTATTACCCTCAGCCACACTCACAACAGTAGGCGCACCGTTCGCTTTACGATACGGATCAATATCCGAACTATAGTTCGGGCTGTAACGCTGAGCCACACCATTAGGTGTACGTGGACGCTTAGGAGTAACCTCACAGAACATCTTCTCAGAAATCTGCTCAATTATTTTGTTAGTCACTTTGTTCTGTACGAAAAAGTCAGCCATCTTTACAACCTGCCCCATCAATATCTGCAACAGAAAAATCTAAAACTGCCCTACCTATTACATAAGGACCAATACCGGTTTCGTCTGGTAAAAACCGTGTCACGAAACCTTCGTACTGTAAGTCGTTTACAGAAACTAGTCTACTGGGAGACCCTTCAGGCAGCAAGCTATTAACACGGTCTACAAAGCGTTGATCTGATTTATCACCGCTTAATGGGGTACCAGATCCCTTGAAAAAAGACCGAATCATTACTTCATGAATACTATCTGCTTCTGCCTCTAAAGCATGAATAAATTCAGTGTGTTGTGCCCACTCAAAAACGGTGTTAGGGTCATCATCACCTAACCCGAAGTTAAAGTTAAGTAACATTGCAACACGGTCACGTTTTTTATCATCACCATTAAACATCAACCACGCCATAGATTCTTGCCCAGTTAATCTTCGACCAGCAGCAATAGATTCTTTAGCACGGTCGTATTGAGCAACTAGCCTATTAAACGCTTTATCAAGATTCTTAATCACTTCTTTGTTAGATGAACGCACGCCACGCCTTGGCCAAACATATTGACCGTCCCAAGCCGCCTCTAACGTATGTTTCTTGATTCCAGCCACAGCAGACATTGCCATAAAGCGTTGATTCAATTTATCTGCAATTCCATTACCTCTATTATCTAACATAAGCGTACGTCCGTCAGGCAAAATAATTTCGTACCCAAACTTACCTTGGTAACTATTGACAGCAATCAACTCGTTCTCTACTTCTCCTTCTGGGTACATCTTTCTCACAACGTTAGCCTTAGAAGACCTATCCGAAACAATAAGCTCACGAATTACTTCATTGCCGTCTTTATCAATCACAGTAGCATAGAAATACGACTGGAACTGAATTATAGAGGCTTCTTCATCAGGATACCCTTCGTCAAAAATTACATTATCAATTTTAATAAGAAACTCTTCACCATCATCAGCACGTACTCTAAACTCAGCTACTACACTACGCTTACTGGGATCACGTTCAGCCTCAACAGCGTCCGACGCAAATAACAATTTGTTCGTCCACTCCCTAAACTTGCCTTCCCTATTTAGCCGCACAACTGCTTGTCGAGTTGTTTCATTGTTACTCAAATCCACAATATCGTAATCCGATTGATCCAAGTCTTTAAGACCGGCTTGCACTATCTCCGTCATACCCTGTTTTTGGCGGTTTCTAAAACCAACAAGCCACCCAGGAATACCACTACGGTCAGGCAGCAATTCTGGGTCATCAGTAAGATAACTAATTTCTCCTATAATTCGCAGACGCATATTCTCACGAGCATTCTTCATTCTGGATCTTAGACCGCGTAAAGTCGCCCAATTTTCACTTGCCTCGTATACTCCAGCTAAACTGTCCATTAGCCCCTGTACAGCCTCTAAAGTATTCTCATAAACGTCCTCGGGCATATCAGAAACAATAGCTTCAACGTTTCCGTTCGATGTCAAAAACATTCGGTAAAAATTATCAAGGTCCCGGCCCTGCTTTTGGGCGATTAAAGCACTACGCTGCCCTTTAATTATGTTTCTGATATAGCGATTAGTCTTAGAAAACTCATTCGAAAAGACTTGCCTCTCATCACCAGACAAAGCACTAGGAAGTAAAGTTTCAATTTGCACGCCAGAGTTAACATTATTAAGCATATGAACTACAGCCATCTCATAACGAGTATCAGAAATTTTGTCAGGATCAACCCCGACTTCGGACAGCGCTGTTTTCAAAGCCTCTATTCTGCCCTGTATAAACGCATTCTCAGCCTTATCAACAGTTATATCACCATACTCAGAATCTCCGGCAACCATCACATAAACCAGCGCATCGTCAGATCTCTCAGAAAGAGGCAAATCTAACTCACCAAACTCTCGACGCTGTTTATCCAAATACGTATTACTAACAACCCGACCCAGATCGTCTATTTGTTTATTGGTAGCATTAGTGCCAGCATGAGAAGAGCGAAACTTCCTCAAAGAAAACAACAAATACCCATACTCTTCTAACGAAAGACTATCTGGATCCTCATCAATTTTCTCATCATACTTTCGCAACTGTGAAAACAAAGCATCGTTTAACCGAGGTAAAAACTCCGGCGACGTATCCATAACATCAGACCTATCTGATAAGTCATGGACCAACTCATCATACTCAAAAAGATCGGTAACGCTCCACAACTCATCCCGACCATTCGCATCCAACAAAGCTTCAGCAGTTTCCAAAGCCTGATCAATAGACGACACAACATTAGCGCCCTCTTCAGTAACATCATCAACTCGCGTAACTACCCGACCATCAGTAACACCTGCTAATTCTCTAGCGAGATTCACAATATCCGTATCAATTGACCTAGGGTCTGTTCCCGGCCAATTATCCAGACCATACTTCTCTAAGTAAAGCTGACGCTGCGCCTCAACCGTCGCAAAATCCTGCAATGCATCAACCAAAGCATTCCAAGTCGGCTCATCTACAGACTCAAGGTCACGAACATCATAAGAAAAACCACCCAAAGCCACTGAAATTTTCCTAGACACCATCTCAAACGCCCGCCGATCAGCATCAGTCAACGGAGGAAGATTCACCAAATCCGAGCGCTCTAACTCATCGACATCCGGCAGATTTCTAGACCAGCGAAGAAAACTCTCCGTAGCGTCCTCAACATCCGTCTGAAACGTCAGAACTGCCGCCCTAAAACTATCCTCATCAAGCGCATCAGCATCAAAATCAACACGACCAATCCGAGAACGATCACGCCTCAAAGACGAAAATTTACCACGAGCATCCTGCAACTTGCCCAAAGCCAACATTGCCGGAGAACTCAAACTACGCCCACACGTAGAACCCCGAACATTCGTCAACTGCCCACCACCAGTAAAACCAGGGGGACAACGATAACGACTAATCGAAGGATCAAAAAACGCCAACGCCGAAGCAAACCCACCCAACGCCCGACGCAAAGGAACACCGCCAGGACGAACACGCTTAAAATTCACACCGCCCAAATACGCCTGATCTTTATAGGCGTCTACCTTAAACGCAACGTCCGCCTGATACTCCTTATAGAGTGTATCGGGTTGGACCGCCTTTGCGGTTATGAAAAAAGGGTTTACGGACTTGCCCTCCGGAACAAGCTCAAAGATCGGTTCATCCTTAGCACGACGTGGCGCAGAACGAGACAAGAACGTTTCATAAACCCACTGAGGAACCTGACGAACTGTGCCCCCAGGACCCTGTACCTTAACCAGCGTATTATCGGTCTGTTCCACATTAAAGCGGCCCTGCTCGTTGAGGTTACCGAACTCGACAACGAACTTGCCGCCAGAATCGTCAGCGAAGCCTCGGAGACCAGCAGTCGGGTCAATGTCAGCGTCACGAGAAATACGGGTAGGTAACGTACGAGTTAAAGACGTACGTTCCGCAGGAGTAAGCTCGCCGCCTTCCCTGCCGAAACGAACAACACCAACCTCAGGAATCGCAAAGTATACGTCTTTAAAACCAGCGTTCAAAGACTGTACCGCTTCAATGACTTCTGGAGTGTCAAACGAAGCATCAGTGTTTCTCACAACTAGAGAACCATCGACAACATCGTCAAAGTCGCCTGTCTGGTTAGCGAAGAAACTCAAACCGGCTACGGGTTCTAGAATCACGCCGTCCCGCTTGGAAACTCGAATATTCCAACGAGTATCACCAATGGCGTTAAGAATAGTGTTCACGCCGGAAGCTCTAGCAGTAACATTTACTTTCTTCGGAGTTGACGGAATCTGCGCTGAGCGAATAAAGACGCCAGGGTTTTTCTGAGTCCGCAAATCGCCAATACTCGAAATAAGCTCAGCGTTCCTAGCTAACCGGGCGAGCGCACGACCCGTACCGCCAAGGAGTGACCCTGGACCAAAGTTCGGGATACCAAGAATCTGCGCACCACAAGTACTGAAACGGCGATCCGTGAACGTACCGCCGTTCTCAAACCCAGGCGGACAACGGAACCGGTTGCGGGCACCACGACCCGAACGGCCCAACAAGCGACGACCAGCACCCGCCAAACGGCGACCACGGCCACTACCGCCGCCCGGAGTTAACGTCCGGAAAACAGCAGAACGGCCAGGACTAGTAACAACACTCGTGTTGCCAGGAGCGAGCGTAGAACCAACAGCCTGCGCTGCCTGACCAAAACGACTGTTAGAACCAAAAATACCTACACGCTTAACCGAAATATCGTCATTCTCAACAGCAACAGGCGTATCTAAATACTGCCTAAAAATAGCAGCCTTCATGTCAACAACATTCTGACGGCCAGCAATAGGCTGAACCAAAATGCCACCATAAGCACGAGACTCACTAACAGCATAACGCAAAGAAGAACCAGAATACTCTGGCCGACTCAAATCAACAGACTTCGCTTTTCTAGCAGCAGAACGAACACGACGAGTCAACTTACCACGACGCTTACGCTTACCCTTACCGCCACGGCCATGATGATTGCCCTCATTCGGCCACTTACCAGTCAACTCGTGGTGAAGCCAAGCACAAACACGCTGAGGCTTACCGCCAAACTGCGGCTTGTCCATCAAGATGACGACACATCGACGGAAGCCACCCGGCTTCTTCATGATCGGACGCCAGTACTTCAGCAGATCTTCAAGATTGCCACGACGAGGGCCACGGCCACGAGTTAAAGCAGTTAACTGATCGGCGTTAGGGCCAATTTCAGGACCAACCTTAGAAAAATAAGGTCCGATTTCAGGAGTTTCAGTTTCCATCGTCAGAAGCCTTTCCATCGTCCAAGGGGACGTACTCTACAAGCACATCATCCTGATAAAAGTATTTTACCGTATCTTTGTGCCAACTATCGCCTACAACAGCATTGCTGCCTACATTAAATAACGCCTCATTTGCCTGACTAATTACTTGCTCTAAGCGAGCGGGTCTCATAAGCTGCAACCCCTTCCGGATCAGGCCAAATCTTCACCATCGAGCATGTTCTGGAATTCAGCCAAAGCGTTGATAAGCTCAACGTCTTCTTCCTTCTCAGCCGGAGCCTCAGCAGCCGCCTCAGGAGCCTCAGGCTCTTCCTCATTCCAATCAGCAGGAATCATGTCTTCCTTGCCAAGCTCCTTAGCACGCTTCATGATGTGCTCCTTAGCCGCAGCCTTGTCCTTGGCACGACCGTAAGCCTGAATAGCGTTGTCCAGATCCGCTGCATCCGCAATCGGGAAAGAACCATCGGGAAGAGCGTCGCCCGACTCAGCCATGGCCTCACGCTGTTCACGAGAGTACATGCGCTTGATCTCAAGCTCAGCCTCAAGAGCCTTCAGTTCATCTTCCTCATTCAAGTCGTAGTCGAAAGGATTCTCGACTTCGTACTCATCAAAGCCAAGGACCTTGCCCTCAGGAGAAACGAACACATCGTAGCTCTTCTCGTCAGTGTCAACCTCAACGACATACACGTCCTGATTGGCAAACACATCGACCAGAACACCCATCACGTCGCCCTTGATGTCAAGATCTTCAAGAGCCTTAACGGCAGCATCCTCAGCATCGACCTGAGATACAATGTCCTGAAGCTCACCAGACTTAGCATCAATCTCATCTTCATCAATGCGCAGCCAGCCCATCTCCTCGCCCTCACCGGACAGGAAAACCTGAATGCACGAACCATCGGCACGCTTAACATCGACAACAAAGATATCGTCTGCAGTTGAGTAACCAGACCCAACAACTTCTGAACCTTCATGTAGTGACTTGACCTGGGACTCAATATCTCCTAAACCAGGGAGATCTTCGGTAGGCATACACCCTCCTTGACAAAATTCGCACGGTTGATTAACTGACTTGCGGCTAAATCCGCAAAGGAAGTCGTCTGACTTCATACCCTCTTCAGGCATTCCAGGCATTCCTGCAGGTGCAGGGGCCTGAGCGGGAGCAGGACCAGCGCCCTGCGCCTGCTGCTGAGCAGCCTGGGCTGCTTGAGCTTGTCTGGCTGCACGAGCAGCTTCAGCCTGCTCAGCTTCACGCTCTTTCTTAGCAGCCATTTCTTTCTTGCTCAACTCCATCCACTCATCATGGGAAGCACATGGCATGAACATCTTGCCCGCACGATGTGTGCCTTCGCAGCCAAGAGCTTCGGCACGTTCCATAGCTTCATCGGCAGTTTCGAACAGATCTTCAACAGCGTTCTCATCTTGGGCTTTACGCATAGCGTTCAGCTCAAGAGGGCTGCGGCGGCGGTAACGCTTACCATAGCCCTTGCCGGTACCTTCCTCGTAAACATCGACAACTTCAAACGCTCCCTTAGCATCTTCATCAAGACCTTCGTAATCTTCATCGGAAACCAGCTCGCCTTCATCCATCATTTCCTTGAAGCGAGAATCGGTCAAGAAAATTGAAGGCTTATCGTTCTTAGGCTTACGCATCATTGACATAATTACTGCAGCCTTTTCGTTAACCTCTTCATCTTCGTCTTCGTCGGCCTCTTCCTCGGCTTCTTCCTCGGCCTCTTCCTCGACCTCTTCCTCGGCCTCTTCCTCGGCCTCTTCCTCGGCTTCTTCCTCGGCCTCTTCCTCGGCCTCTTCCTCGGCTTCTTCCTCGGCCTCCTCATCATCTTCCGACTTGAAACGGAACATCCACCCCATAGGAGTCTCGCCCTTCTCGTCCATGACAAGAACCTTCTCCATAAGCATCTGCTCTTCTTCCGAAAGCTCAGCAAACGCCTCTTCAGAAATCAGCTCACCAGAATCCTGCATCTCCTTGAAACGGATATCAGTCATGAAAACAGAAGGCGAACCCTTCTCGTCCTCATGCATGCCCTTCTCTTCACCGTCCAACATCGCCTGAATTTCTTCAAACTTCTGAAGGTCTTCGTTAAGATTTTCACTCATTATAAACTCCTAAATCCTTTATAGAGTATCTTATTGAGCACCCTCATCGGTGTCAATGGGTTCAGTAATGCTAATGCTAGGAACAAATTCCAAAGTAGCCAAAGAATCCGCTACCTTAACCATAAGTTCATCATGATCCATCTTCGTAGAGAAGTGAACATCCACACCCTCATCTGTCTTGAAGGAGAAAACAGGCACAGGAGAAAGCGCCGACGAAACATCAAGAGCTTCATCATCAGAACACTTAACGTGCACCACGAAACCAGAAACAGACTTTTCGCCCTGCTCCATCGGACGAGACATCGGAGCCTCAGTCAGATAATCCTCAACGCCAGCAATAAGCTCAAGCGTGGCCTCACGAAGCTCGCCAGCACCACGAAGCTTCAACATCTCGTTGTAAGCCATCAAAAGAAGCGCCATGGGATCTTTGAGGTACTCGGGCTTCTTTGACTCCCCGTAGCCGTGACCCTTTTCTTCGGTGCCGCAAGAGCAACCGCCGGTAGCATCCTTGGCCTCTTCAACCTCTACACCAGCCAAGTAGTTATTGTGAACATTGATGTTAGCGTTACCATCAAAACGCTTCAGGGCCTCAAGGTACTCCTCGTGCGTGTCGCAAGGAAGATAGCCGCCACCATGTGAATGAACACCTGAACAACCAAACGTCTTCGACCATGCCAAAGCAATGTCTGGAGTCGCCCACGAACCGTGCTCATCCTCGGCGTCACGAATACCATCAGGCTCTTCAGCGTCCTTCTCTTCAGGACCTTTCACCATCATCGAAGGCGGAGCCGAATCGCCAACCGGAGTGTACGATACAGTCGGCTTTACTCTGGTAGGCTTCCCAACCATAAGGTTGTCGCCGTCCATAGAGAACGTGGCCATCCATGCCATGTCCTCACCAGTTTCAAAGATTACGGAGTTTCCGTCAACACTGATAATTTTTACCGGCTTACGAAGAGCTTGCGAAAGGGCGCTGCCAATCATTGATGACATTGCGTCCGCTCTGTTTGATGGTTTGTCCATTTCACTGTCATCCATGTGCATTTTTGTCACTGTACCTTCTTCGTCGTCTTTTACAGAAATAGTGCCGGTTAGCTGGTTAGCTCCGTGCAGTACGGGAGAAATCTCGTATAATTCAACTTCTTTAAGCATGTTTGCTTTTTGCATAGCATCATAATCGGCGGTTAATGTTTTGTAACCAATCGACCATTCTTGCTCATTTCCATAAAATGCAACATTTGCGAACGCTTCACGACCACGTTCAGTGTTTAGGTTAAACTGAACCTTTGCATAGAGTCCGCCAATCTTAGCATTTTTCATCTTTTCAGGCAGTCTTGGATCATTTCTAGAAACTTCGTAAATCTCCAGAACTTTACCAATAGGCTGATTCCAGTCGTGGCCCCACACCACTCTGGGCTTGCGACGCTTCAAAGATTCGTTAAAAGCCCCAGAAATGACAATATCGCCAACTGAATCGCGATTACCAATGCCTGAAACAAACGCTTCGACAATACCTTCAGCTTTATCAATGCCAATCTGACCTGAAATCGCCTTAAAAGTGAAGTCGGCTTCCTTTTCTGATGCGTTTTCCATAACGACAGAAGTCATGTCTCTCCTTAAGGTCTAAGAGCGCCCTGAGTATATGTTATCGGGGCGACGGTTGATACTTGAGCGTATTTATATAAACTCAAAAAAGGGTAATTATATAAACTATAGTGCGGATTCGCTAGGAACTCTTGATGCAGGAGCTTCAATATTATCAGTACCCTGCACAGTACCAGCAGGAACAAACCCGCCGACCTCAGGACTAAACTCGGCAACATCCTGACTAAACGCAGCAGACCTCTGGGCATCCAACGAGTCACCAACACCTGCCCCGGGAGCGCCGCCGCCAGGAGCAATACTAGTCGGAACTGCACCGCCCTCAGCCGCAGCCGCTTCCTCCTGCTCAGCAGCAATCTCCTCCTGCGTCTTCTCAGTATTCGCAATCGGCGTCTGATTCGGGTTAGCCAACAACGAATCAGCAATATCGCCATCAACACGCTTACGGCCCACCGAATGACGATACTCATTCACACTAATTAGACCCTGCTGGAACTCTGACAAATGATGCATCGCCCGCTCCTGACTAGCCAAAACCAACGTGGGAACATTGCCGGTATCGAAATCAATGTAGTAAGTAGGATCAATCTTATCGAACGATCGTGCAATCAAGTCCAAGTGTGGAGACATGGTTTCCATCCAGAAAACCTTACCCTCTTCAGAAGCGTTAGCGAAAGTACGGTTAGAAGAGTTACCGATAATCGACTCAGGCACACCAAATGCTGCCAAAATCTCTTCTTTCGTAATAGTACGCATCTGAATGTAAGCAGCATCACGTGGACTAGCAGCGGTATCAACGAAATCTGCTCCATCATCCGCAGAAATAACGCCTACAGCGCCCGCTCTACCGATATTGCCACGGAAACGGGAACGTAGCTCTTCTTTGTCCTCGTCAGCGATCTCGCTACGCAGAACAAGTAGACCGCCGGGACGACCGTCGTTAATCAAGAAGTTCCTGTTATAAGGATCTAGAGGGTGTGGACGACGAATCCAAATAACATTCTCTGGACGCAGCGTTCGCTTCTCGTGCGCACTAATCTTAACTTCAAACCCTTTAACAAACTTCTGAACATCAGGAATAGGTGAAGTGTTCTGAGGCGGTAGCAAATGAAGCGCAATGGGCACACCACCTCTACCTCGTACAATCTCAACAAAAACGCCACGACTGCTCATCAGCAGCTGCGCAGACAAGCGGTATCTAAACGCAAACGAATTCTCGCCCTGGTTGGCAGTATTGTTGAAAATTTTCAACAAATCGGCATCTTCGATAATCTCACCAAACGGATTATTA